CCAACTTTCTGCCGCATCTACTCCACTTGCAGGCACCGAAGTTTTGCCGATTGTGCAAAGCAGCGCTACGGTAAAAGTAGCTGTTGCTAACTTAACCGCTGGCCGATCTTTTGATGCTTTAGGCATGACCCTGACATCTACCGATGCAGGTGCAACAGCATCCCCATTACTGGAGTTGTATAGAGACTCAGCAAGTCCAGCGGCCAATGACACTATTGGCGAGATTGAATTTAATGGTGAGGATTCAGCAGGCAACAAACAAGCTTACGGTTTAATTCACGCATCTATTCTCAGCCCCACTTCAACCACTGAACAAGGTCAACTTCACTTTGAAACTGCAACTGCTGGCGCGTTAACCGAGAAAATGATTATCGGCACAACCAATCTTGTGATTAACGAGATCGGGGCGGTGTTTAACGTGCGGATTGAAGGCGATACAGATGCTAACTTGTTCTTTACCGATGCTACAAACAGCCGTGTAGGTGTGGGTACAATTAGTCCAACAGCAAAATTGGATGTTGCTGGTGGCGATATTCGGATTGACAACGGCAACCTCGTCATCGGAACCTCGGGCAAAGGCATTGACTTTTCTGCCACACCTGGCACAGGCACAAGCGAGTTGTTTAACGACTATGAAGAAGGTACTTGGACACCTGTCATTACGGCATCAGTGACAGACCCGGCACCTGTTTACACTGTTCAGTCAGGTTCCTACACAAAAAAGGGCCGTGAAGTAACTGCAACATTTCACGTTCAGTATTCATCTATTGTTGGCGGTGTAGGTGATGTGCGATTTAGCCTTCCGTTTATTGGCGGGGCATCCGAAGCTAAAGGTGGGCCAATCTATCTTTTTGGAGTTAACGCGCCGCTTGGGTGTTACAGCGTTTCTCTTGAACAGGTGACAAGCGGAACGGCATACGTTGGATTGATCTTCAGCGTAGATTCAGCTGCATTTGTTTCTGCAACCATAGCAGATTTGCCTGTTGGTGTTGGCTCTTTTCGTGGCCAAATCACCTACTTCGTCTAAAAGGAAACAGTATGTCTCTTACAAAAGTTTCTTTTTCAATGATTAATGGAGCACCCGTTAATGTGCTCGATTATGGTGTTGTGGGCGACTACGACCCATCAACGCAAACAGGCACTGACGACACGGCGGCGCTTCAAGCTGCATTTAATTCTGGCTTTGCGGTTATTTTTCCTTACGGTTGCCGTTGCAAAATTACCGGCCCATTAACTGCCACTCAAAGCATTTATATGGAGGATAAAGCATATATCCATCCTACTGGCAGCGGTTATACAGCGTTGAGCATTACACCAACGGCAAGAAGTGGCCCGTTCCGCGTAGTTGTTGGTGATGGCAATGCTGTGTTTAATGGTAAAGGGATTGTGTTTGGCGACCCTACTGTTATGGGTTACACCCAAATGGAAATTGACTTGCTTGACGCTCGAAAGTGTGCTCAAGGTGGGGTTGAAGTAAACAATATTTTTGAGTCGATTGTTCAAAAGATTTCCGCATACGGATGTGGAAATGCGAGTAATTATGCTGTGTCAATAAACAGCAACGTAGGTGACAGTACCAACACCACGTTGTTTAACAACATTACTGTGGGTCAATCTGACACTAATGCTCTCTATGTGTCGGCACAGTTCTGTACTTTCCCAATGATTTATGTGGAAGAAGTGTTCACCCCTGCGGCCAAGTTTGTGTGGTTTGAGGGTTGCGTAAAATCTAATTTTGGTCGTGTTCGTATTTACAATGCTGGCAGTGCAGACGCTTGGATTGGGACAGCACAATCAACTTACGATTTTATTGATTGCGAAAGCAACCTTGTTTTTGATTGGACGGACGCATTTGGCAGTGAGGCAGTTACAGTCAAATTTTTGTCTTGTGATGCCACAATTTCAGAAAATGCGCCAGCAGGCGGCCCCGCGCAAAGCCGCCCAATCACCATTCTTGCCTGTGATTTAGCAACGCTTAACACCGGCGCAAGCAACGCTGAAAATGAAGGTGGTCGTTGGTACGTTTCAAACGGAAACATTACGACACTGCAAGTTGGACGCAATGATTACGCTACCAACCCACGGTCTGTTCTTTCTGCTGATTCAGTGGTCTTTGAAAACATTGACATTGGTAATTTTGACATTCGTGACCCTGAAGAATCATCTGCATCGTTTTCAAATTGCAGGATCAGAAACTTTGGCTCAACCTTTAGCGGCTATGTTCGATTGTTAAATTGCTACATTGACGCAAACATCACATTTACTGGCGACAATACATCTTCATTAAACTACCAATCTAAAGTTTATGCCGATGGCACTTATTTTGGCGGCACGTTTAACACTGTAGGCAATGTAGTGGGTCAAATTATTAACAGCACAATTGTTGGCAATATGACCGCAACAACAGGTGGAACATCTGCAATAGGTTTGTGCTTCTTAAACTCTGGTTGCAACGGCACTGTTGCAGCTGCTTTTGGTAATCCTCCCGCTTTGGCTGAGATAGATGGTGGTGTTAACTGGGGCCGTGGCAAACGCATCGACAACATCGCATCGGCTGTTAGTGCGCCTAAAGGCTGGATTTGCACTGTATCGGGCAACCCAGGCACTTGGGTTTCTGAAGGCAATTTATAACCGTGCCAGTGCGGGTCACTGGATTCTTGGTTTTGATTGGAGATCAAAATGGCGCTAGAGAAAATTCAAACTGTTGACCGCATCGAGGTGGTTGAAAACGGCTGCGTCCAAGTACGCACCGCTACTCGCATCATGGAGGATGGCAAACAGATCAGTGTCAACTTTCACCGGCATGTTGTTGCCCCCGGCGATGGCTACAGCAACGAGGACGCCCGTGTGCAGGCCATTTGTGCTGCGACGCACACCTCTGACGTGATTGCCGCGTACAAGGCCTCGCAAAAAACTTGACTCTTTTACGCAACAGCGTAAGATTTAACCGTACTGGTGCGGCTCACCAGGGATTCATTAGGAATCACAATGTCTGAAAATGAAGTAGTAGCGGAACAAGTACCCGCGCCGGAACCGGAAGCTACGGCAGCACCGGAACCCGAAGTTGTTGCCCAAGAGGCAACTCAGCCGGAGGAAAAGCCTGCCAAGACGTTCTCCCAAGAGGAGCTCGACGCGCTGGTAGGCAAGAGGCTTGCACGGGAACGTCGCAAGTGGGAACGAGAGCAAGCGCTAAAAGCGCCTGAGTCCCAAGCTCAGACGCCCGCCACGCTGCCTGACCGGGACATCGACCCCGACGCCTACGCGGATGCTTTGGCAACCCGCAAAGCCGAGGAGCTGTTGGCCAAACGTGAGGCAGACCGGCAGCAGCGCGAGCTGTTGATGGCCTATAAGGAACGTGAAGAAGCGGCTTTTGACAAGTACGACGACTTTGAACAGGTCGTGTACAACCGATCGCTGCCGATTACGAACGTTATGGCCGAGACGATTCAGGCTTCGGATGTTGGCCCCGATGTAGCATACTACTTAGGTTCTAACCCCCGCGAAGCTGAACGTATTTCCCGTTTGTCGCCCTACCTACAAGCCAAGGAGATTGGTAAGATTGAGGTCAAATTGACCGACAATCCGCCAGTTAAACGAACAACCAACGCGCCCCCGCCGATTAAGCCTGTGACGGCTAAAACCGTAGGCGCGCCGGCCCGAGACACGACGGACCCACGCTCAGTCAAGGACATGAGCACGTCGGAGTGGATCGAAGCCGAGCGTCTGAGGCAGATTAAGCAGTGGGAAGCGCGACGTACCCGCTAACTTCTTTTTTGGAGATTTATTGTGGCTAATACACTTCTTACTATTGACATGATTACGCGGAAGGCTCTGGAAATCCTGGAGAACAACCTCGTAATCACCCGCAACGTGAACCGTCAGTACGACGACAGCTTCGCTGTCGAAGGTGCCAAGATTGGTTCGACCCTCCGCATCCGTCTGCCGGATCGCGCTCTTGTGACCGACGGCGCTGCGCTTCAGGTTCAGGACGACAACGAGCAATTCACCACGCTCACCGTCGCCTCCCAGAAGCACATCGGCGTCAACTTCACCAGCGCCGAAATGGCCCTCCAGTTGGACGACTTCGCCGAGCGCGTGCTCAAGCCGCGTATCAGCCAGCTCGCTTCCAGCATCGACGCCGACGTGGCAAGCTCGTACAAGAACGTGTTTCAGTCGGTCGGTACGCCTGGCGTCACCCCCGGCACCTCGCTCGTTCTGTTGCAGGCGCAGCAGAAGCTGAACGAAGCTGCCGCTGGCATGGCCCCGCGCTACGCCACCGTCAACCCGGCGGCCAACGCTGGCCTCGTCGAAGGCATGAAGGGCTTGTTCAACCCGGTTGATTCGATCAGCCGCCAGTTCAAGAACGGCATGATGGGCGAAGGCATCCTCGGCTACGACGAAATCAACATGTCTCAGTCGATCAAGCAGCACACCAACGGCTCGGCCTCTCGCGCGGACACCCCGATCGTGAAGACCACGCTGACCAACGGTGCCAACAAGCTGACGCTCGACAACGTGACCGATGGTCTTACCCTCGTCCCCGGCGACGTGTTTACCATCGCTGGCGTGTATGCGGTCAACCCGCAGACCCGCGAGTCCACTGGTGCGCTCCAGCAGTTCGTGGTGCAGAACAGCGTGACCTCGGCCTCGACCGAGTTCGTCGATGTTCAGTTCCTGCCGGCTGTGTACGGCCCGACGCACGCCCTCGCCACGGTCAGCAAGCTGCCGACCGCCGGTGATGTCGTGACCTACGTGGGTGCCGCTTCTGGCCAGTACGCTCAGAACCTTGTGTACCACAAGGATGCGATCACGTTTGCCACCGCCGACCTCCTGCTCCCGCAGGGTGTTGACATGGCGTCGCGTCAGGTTCACAACGGCATCTCCATGCGCGTTGTCCGTCAGTACGACATCAACAACGACCGTATGCCCTGCCGTATCGACGTGCTGTATGGCTACTCGGTGATCCGCCCGCAGATGGCCTGCCGCATCTGGGGCTAATTTTTAACTTTATTCACGGAGTAACTAAATATGGCACTTCCTAACGGTACTAGTGGCTATCAGGTTGGCGTCGGCAATGCTGCCGAGCCGCTTATGGGCGTTCTCGGTCCGGTGACGGCGTATGCTGGTGCGACGGGCACCATCGCCGTTGCCGACCTTGTGAACGGCGTGTTCTCGGTAGACTCGGGCAGCACCAGCGCCGGCACCTACTCGTTCGCAGCGGCTTCGCTGCTGGACGCAGCAGTGGCCAGCGCCCGCGTGGGCAGCACGATCGACTTTTTCTGCGTCAACCTCGGTGACGACGCAGCAAACGACGTGACGTTCTCGGGCACGGGCTGGACGATTGTGGGCGCTGCGGTGGTTGCTGACGGTACGTCGGCCCACTTCCGCGCTCGCAAGACTGGCGATGCTACTTGGACTTGCTACCGCATCTCGTAATGGCAACGCCCCCTACGGGTAACACCGTAGGGGGCACTCTTTAAGAGGACTTATCTATGCCAAATACACAGGCAGTTGGTGTTGCCTTCTCCGACCCCGAGCTTGATGGTGCCGTTATTGGCACCTCTGGCGGTACGGTCGGCTTTTACGGCACGACTCCGGTAGCCAAGGGCGCAGCGCTTACGACGCAATCGACGACGATTACGTTTACGGCGCCGAGCCCGGCTGACTTCGCAATCCAGGACTTGACACAATCAACCCCGTTTGGCTTCGTTACGAAGAACGAAGGCAACACGGTGCTTGCTGTCATCAAGAACCTCCAGGATCGCGTGGGCCAGCTTGAGGCTCGTTTGCAGGCTTACGGGCTGTTGCCGTAACTATGAACATATATCTTCGCCACCCGGTTCACGGACTAAAAATCGCCATCTCGGATGTAGAGGCGGCTATGGACCACGAGCACGGTTGGGAGGAGTATGATCCTTTGGAACCGGCGGCGCGGCAGGGTGAGCCTGCTGCGTCGCCGGAGCCAAACCAGTTGAAGCGTCGCCGCAAGGCAGTAGCGGCTGAAGCCTAGAGGGCTACACAATGGCTGTAACAGCCCAAAGCCTTATCAACAAATCGTTGCGATTGTTGGGCGTATTGGCGTCTGGCGAAACGACGACGGCTGATGAAGCGCAAGATTCGCTCTACAGCCTGAACTCTATCATCGACTCGTTTTCGGCCAACCCGCAGTATTACTTCTGCACGCAGGCCGAGCAGTTTACGCTGGTCAACGGGCAGAGCACGTACACGATCGGCAACGATCCCGATACGTCACCTGCCGCGAACTGGATTGCAGCGCGGCCTATTCGCATCGTCGGCGCGTTTGTGCGTGTATCCAATGTGGATACGCCTTTGGCGATGATTACCGAGCAGTATTGGACCAACATTGCCAATAAGGCTGCAACGGGCACGCCGACCAAGTTGTTGTATCGACCCAACATCCCGTACGGGCAGGTGGTGCTATACCCCACACCCAATGCGGCGGTGTCGATCTTTATTAAGGCTGAACGTATGATTCAGCCGTACGCCACGCTAGTTACGACGCAGTACCTGCCGCCGGGTTACCAGCGTTTGCTGGAGCTGTCGTTGGCGATGGAGCTAGCGCCGGAGTACGGCTCACAGGTCAAGCCTGAGATTATCGCTAATTTGCGTGCTGACCTTGACAGCCTGATCCGCACGAACATTCAGCCGTTGCCGGTTAACAAGACCGATAACGTGCCGAATACGAACACGACGTTTAACATGCCCCCGATTTAGGTGAACCATGGCAACTACCCGTGAGCTTTTGAGTGGTGCGCATCGTTTGCTGGGGCTTGTGAACTCAGGCAACGTGCTGCCTGAAGCCGTGTACCAAGACAACCTTGTCGCGCTCAACCAGATGATTGATAGTTGGAGCACCGAACGTTTGGCGGTGTTCTGTACGCAAGATCAGACGTACTATTGGGAAGCCGGCAACCGTATCCGCACGCTTGGTCCTACTGGCGACTTTGTATACATCCTTGCTAACCAGTCAGACACCCCGATTGTCACGCAAGGCGACGACTACATCGGCGTCGATGACGCGACCACGCAGCGCCCTATTTTGCTTGACGATTCTACGTATTTCCGCGATCCAACGACTAACGTGTCGTATGGCATCAAATTTATCAATCAGTTGCAGTACAACAACATTGCGGTTAAAACGGTGCAAAGCACTTACCCGCAAGTAATGTTTGTTAACAACACGTTCCCTAACATTACGCTGTCGGTATATCCAGTACCCAACCGTATGTTGGAGTTTCACTTTATTTCGGTGCAGCCTTTGGCTAATCCGACAACGCTTGAGACTGATTTGGCG